GTCGCCGTCTACGATCGTCGTTTCCAGCTTCCCAATGGTCCCTTGCGTGGGTAGGTTGCGAGTAAACGCTGACATCCCCTCACCGCCCTAGTTACCGATAGTCGAACATTCCCTTCCAGAAATCAGGTTGGCGCTTCTTAACTTGCCTCGACACAATAGGCATTGCCCCCGACAACACAGCCTTCCGCTTCAGTTCTTCGGCCAATTTGGACCATGACTCAGAGATCTGGGACGTCGATTCGCTATAGTTGCCCCGTTTGAAATCGGGACGGAAGGCATATTTTCGGGCCAGAATTAAAGCGGCTCGATAGGCTGCGCCGTAAAGCGTACCCTCTTCATCAAGGAGTCGGGCAAGCGTAGCGTCGCTGATGTCTTCCTGGGAAGGGGAACCAAGCTCTTCCCGGATGTCATCAATGGTCGGCTTTCGCATGGTTCTCCTCCCTCCGTCCCTTTCAACGGTTCTTTCCAAGGCTCTTCAACGCCTCAATAGCAGCCTGTTTTCCTTGAACAAGGCCGATACCAGGAATCTCATAGCGCCCAAATCCCTGGTGGTACTTCTTTGACTCCTCTTCCCAATCAATGGGTTCCTCTGATTGATCAATGCCAGAGGAAGAGGCAACCTCGGATTCCACATGGGCTTCGGTTGGTTCGTAATCAGGTGGCAATACCGGCGACCACTCCGCAGCCCCAATGCCAATCAATGAGCGGGCTTCCTCCGGGGTGATGGGTTCAATCACATCCCCCGGAGAAAAAATCCGCCCATTGTGGCGAACACGCCACTTAGCTATGAGTTTGCTAAACATAGTATTGCCTCCCTTTTAATGCAAGAACGCCGTATTAAGAAACGGCGTTGGCGATCAAGAAACCAGCGCCGTCAGCTACTTGGCGCACGTCGAACTTGTCGCCGTAGGAGACATAGGTCGCTTTCGCGCCGGGGTCAGGATGGCGATACCGCTCCACACGCGGAAAGTCGCGGTTGCGGAACAGCGAAACAGCCGTCACCGTCCGCAGAGAAGGACGCGGCGCACGATAGCCGATGAAGCAGTGCTTGCCCCAAATGTAGGTCAGGTTGTCACCCTGGCCCTCCTTGGAGACATTCTCCACCGCGGAACCGACCAGGAACGTCTCCACATCGAAGAGACGCGCCAGCATGTCGGGCGTAATCGAATCGCGGCTCGTGTACTTCACCCGATCCAGAATCATCGGGTGGTTCACAAGCGCATTAAAGACCTCCTGCCCCACGATGATGAGGTTCGGCTTGCGAAGCGCCTTGGAGAGCACGCTCGATTTGCCGTCCTGGATCACCGCAAACGGATTGGAGTTCGCATAGTCATCCCACTGGTCGGTGCCTGAAAGCACATCTTTAAAAGACCATTTGTTCTGGTCAAAGAAGATCCCGGCGGCCTCTTTCTCCAAACGAATGCGGATGCGCTCCTGAAGACCCATCACGGCATCCTCATACGGAGCAAAGGGCTCATCCGCGTTGTCACGCTCCTCATCAGGCACCGAATCGCGGAGAGTGTGCTCCACGAGGCGGTAGGTGTCGCTTCCAACCTCGTAGTCCACCTCGTTCGGAGGCGAACCGGGAGCGCGCCGATCCTCCACCACACGCAGATGGTCATTCGAATAGGTTGCAAAAAGGTCCGAGTCTTTCCGGACCGGAACCACCGTGCAAGCACGCTCGGCGATGAATCCCTCGTTGCTGATCCGGCGGCTAAAGTTGGTCAAGTATTGATCAATATGGGTAGCTCCAGCCGTAGGCATTATACTCCACCTCTTTCTTCAAATCTCGATTTCCCTTGAACGCCGACTCACGACGCGCTCAGGACAAACGGACCGATCAGCAAGATCTCAATGATATCCCCAGCAGCGGAGGCCGCTTCCAACGCAATGCCGCGGACCACATCGCCGCCAGTCGTCTTGGCAACCGCCTGGCCGTTGGTATTCGAACCCACAAAAGAACCCCTCGCTATGGCTTCACCAGCAATCACCTTGCAGGTGCCGCCAATAGCCACCGTCACGGGCATGCCCTCGTCCGCACGATAGAAGTCCGTCAGAACCCCGATGGGCACATCACCCGCGCCATCCACCAGAGCCACGTCATAGCTTCCCGACCCAAGCTTCACAAAGTGATAGCGAGCATCGGAAAGGTCTTGTCCAGCAGTAAAGGTCTTGTAGACCGGAACGCTCATCTGGCTCACACTGCTCACCCTTTCGTTTGCATATGGAAATAAAAACACCCCACATCGGGGTGCCATCGACGATTCAGTTGTTATCCGCTGTTACTCCTTCGCCACAGGAATCGAACGGTCGTAAGCCTCCACAAGGTCGGGATGCTCCCTAGCCACCTTGCGAGCGGCTTGATCGTAGGGAATCTTCTCCTCTTCGGCGACCTTCTTCACCAGTTCGGCAAACTGCTCCGAAGGATCGCCCGAAAGCGGCTTCCCGTTGCTTCCGAACTCCTTGAAAAGATCGCCCTTGGCAATCCGCTCCTGAGCCGCCTTGAGAATCTCCTCAAGCTCTTGGGCAAACTCGGGAGAAACCTTCTCCTGCGCCTCGTAAAGCGCCTTGGCGATTTTATCAACCTCGCCGACGCTCGCATACCCCTCGGCACGCTTGCGAATCTCCGCCTTCACGCGGGCCTCGCGCTCCGCCTTGGCGATCTGCTCCGCCTCCTGCGCCTTACGCTCAAGCTCCTCAAGGCACTTGCGAACCGGCTCGGGCAAGTCAGCTTTGTTGATCTCCTCGGCCTCCTGTTCCTGAGCCTTCTTCGAAAGTTCCTCAACCCGCTTTTGAAGTTCTCCCAGCTTCTTCTCCTGCTCGTCAAAAGCCGCCTTAACAGCCGCTTTGACTTCCTCCGACACACCTTCCAAGATCGCGTCAAGAGTCTTCTCCTGCTCGCTCATCGTCTCTTCTCCCTCCTCATTCGTTTCGTGAAGCCCCAAGTGCTTCGCAATAATATTCCATGCCGCCCTCAACAACGAGCGGTCATGTCCCTTGGCCGCCTCAACCGTCTCCGGCACCATCTCACCACCTTCCTCGGCCCGTTTGATCACAAGAAACCGCCTTTTGTTCGCGGGGCGATCAACAGCCGCGACAGCTTCCACCTCTAAATCAACAAGCTTCCTAGGCAACGCCATCAACCTCCACTCGGATCGCCGTTCCCTCTAGGCTGAGACCAGTGCGCTCCCCTTTCTCGATTTTCTCGAAATACTCAGGGTTCCACACAACTCCGAGAAGCCATGTACCCTTCTTCACAATCTCCCCGTTGACCTCAAAATCAGTTGGCGCAATATAGCACTCGACAATCGTGCCGAGTTCTTCATCGCTTTCCGAAGGAATGTGCATATCGTTGAGACCGCGCTTTTGCACCGCCTCATAGGCATCGGTGATGTCCAACCGCACACTCTCGCCACTCTCCGCGGCTTTGATCACTTCCTCCAAAACCCGAAGAGCCGCCTTAGTCAAAGTGTCCTGCCCCTGGAGACGGCGCATGAAATTCCAACAAGCCTTCTCAATCTCATCAGCATCAGCGAAGTCTCCCTGGCTGTCCACCGTGTCCGGCTCATAAACAATGCCAAGCGTGTAATACTTTTTGTCGCTCTTGGCGATGAATCTGCCCTGCTTTTTCACCTTCACCCACTTCCCCGTTCGTTCGTCTCTCTCCCAACCCGCCCGCTGGACCGCGGCCCATGCAGTGGCGGCGGCTCTTCCTTCGTCGCCGTACTGCCTTTCCGCAGAATTGAAAGCCTCGCGCCAAACCGTCTGCGCTTCCTCCGGCAAGGCGTCACGAATAGGCTTGGGAAGGTCACGGTTTCTGTCGTAGGGCAACAGACATCACCTCCCCATCAAAGGAAAGTGCCAGGAAGATCCACCGGTCGCACCGACACGCGAACAAAACAACGACAAAGGGGATGGATGGGCGGCGCTTCGACGAAATCCCTGCCTACGGAAAACAGCCCACGCAGCGGTACCTCCTGACCATGCAGAGGTCCGCAACGAGGACATACCCTTTCGTCCGCCTGCGTGAAGTAGGTCTTCGTAACCAGCTTCCCATCCATTTCCCACAATAGGCCAGCAACCAAGAACCCTCGGGCAATCGCCGAAACAGTATTGGTCTCTCCGATCATCTGCTGGCGAACATCCAGCAACCGCCGGGCATTCATAACCGCCGCCTCA